CTTGCCTGGTCGTCGCTGTACTTACAGACAGCGACATACGTCGTTGGCTCGTCCGGAACAAACACCGCCTTCGCCGTCAGTTCCTCTGCCTCTGGTATCTTCTTGAGATCGCTGTCGTTCATTGCAGTCACCTCTTTGTTCAACTCTTCAAGATTTTCGGATGGTTCGTCGACCGCCTCGGCCTTCACGCGGTAGCCGCCGATTGAGGCTCCATTGCCGAGCGCTTTCACCGTCGCCCACTCTTCAGGATCCCGGACATGGACGCCGACAATCCAATCACCTTCCTTCACTTTCTCAGTGCCGAATTTCCACAGGCCTTCCGGCACCATGAACGACTCGACAGGAACAGCAGACCTCAACGGCTGCTTATGGTTCCACCCGATGACCCGACTCTCCTCCATCCAGCGATGAGCGGCCTTACGCGCATCGGCCGCAGGCACGAACTCGTCCTGCGAATCCACAGTGTCCGCATCGATGGCGATGACGTAGACAACCTGCTCCTCGTCGACTGCCTTGGCGATCCTAAACTGTTCTGCCTTGCGCTCCTCCTCGGGGCCGAACGGACAGCCCTCTGGCATGGCCATCTTGCGCCGGAGCATTTCCGTCGCCACCGCAGATCCAGCAGACTCGTACCGATCGAGGTCCTTCTTCGTGCGACCTGCCTGGCGGTACCATCGCGTCAATGTCTTGAGGATAATTTCCACGTCGTCATCGTCGAGCCCCGTCAACGCACCCGACGAGATCGCAGCAAGCGCCAAGCGTTCAACCGATGAATCGGGAGGAACTGCCCACCGTGCTTTGCCGCCGGCGGAAGGAAGAGCCATGCGATGCAGCGACTTCCACGTCTCGGGGTCCAGTTGCGACTTGACCTTCAACATGAGCGCTTCGAGATATTCGGTGCTGGCTTTGTCGACGTCTTCTACCACGACGGCAACGGGGATCCGGACCTCAACGGTAGTGTTCATTCAACTGCCTCCTCTTCCTCGCCCTCTGTCGCGCCGGTCATGTCATCCAGAGTCACGATGCATCGGCAATTTGGATGACCTGGAGGCGCATCCGTATCTGCGTCTGGGAATGACTCGCCGACAGGAATCGACATGCCGTCGAGCGGTCCACAGATTGTGCAAACCCGCTCGTCCCGGGCAGTACGCCATGTATGGGTCTGGTTCGGTGGGAGAACCCCGTCCTCCATGAGTTCAGTGCGCAGTGCCTGGCGAGCGCCGTTGATGGCGTTCATCGTCTCGGTTCGGGCAATGGTCTCAGCCCGCGCATCGAGCAGCCGATCGGAATAGCCAGACACAAGTTTATCGATGGTGGGCTGCGGTAGCTCGCCCTTGGCTTCGAGGCCAAGGCGATACTTAGAGACAGCTCGTGCCATGGGATCAGTCAAGCCAACTGTCTCTTTAATGCTCGCTGCAGTGTTGTATGGGTGCCGGCCAGTTTTGAGGGCATCCGCTATGATTCTAGACACTGTCTGCCGGCTAGCATCATCAATGGCTTTGATACGCTTCGCTGTCTGCGTGTCGAGATAGCGCTTCATGTGCCGGCCGAGCGGATTGACGACCTTGCCTGTCGTCGTGGCAATGGACGCGACCTCGAAGTCAGAAGCGGCATTCATCGCAGCGTGAATTTCTCGCTGCACCGGGTCGTTGCCCAAACGGGTACGCCCAATCCTGGCCTGCTCGATTGCGTCATCAACTCGTCCTGCCTCGATGGCTGCTGCCAGTGTGTCGAGTGCGATCCGTTTCTGCGATGCAACGAATGACGTCTTGATGGCTCCGCTCAGGTTGTTGGCAGTCGAAACGTACAGGCCATGCAGTTGCTGGCTCCACCCCGGATCGAGAGCCTTGCGTAATTGTCTTCGCATCATGACGCGCCTCGAATTCGGGTCACAACGAAATCTTGGAAATCTGCAGGGTTCGGCAGAGCCGGATGATAGACCATGAGTGGGTCCGGCGCATGAGGACTCTTCCAGTACGTGCATTCGCCCGTGTCGATGCAGGGCGTCTTCTGGTAGTGCCCTTCGACGCCCAGGATGTACGCTATCAGGCTGTAGTCATGAGCGGCCCGGTTTGTGAACTGCGGATCGCCACCGGTCGAATGCGTTGCAGCAGTGTACTGGTAAACGTCGGTCGTGTTGTTCCAGAAATGATTGGAGTTGGGGGATGGTTGATCGCCCCCATTGTCCCCATAAATGGCTTTATTGTTATAGACGAAGATGTTGTTCTTGATTACGGAGCAAAACTTATTGGCGAGCACAGCGCTGGTGCACGAATCAAACAGACAATGTCTGACCGCCATTGCATTATCTGTGAGCGTGTTCCCTGCCCCCACAGTGAAGCCAACGACGATGGAGTTCTCAATCGAGCAGAGTCCTGTGCCTGCATTCTGAAAGCCGTAACTCGACCCCAGCGCCCAATCGTAGGAATGAATAAGCGACCTCTTGACCGCAACCGCAGACGTTCCCGCCGAATAGATGTTGATTGCGAGCGAATGGAATACGCACAAGTCATCGATGGTCACCGTCGCGTTGGTCGGTGCGTATACACCGTAGGTACTGGCAGCATTCGGTGTTCCGTCATCGTATTGGCAGATGGTCGTGCCGCTCAGATCAAGGTCGCATGTTCCTACGCAATACACTCCATAGTTTCCTTGCGCTCCGAGCTTCATGTAGCAGTCGACAATGCTGGCTCCAGTCAAGCCGCTTCGAAGCACGACGCAGGATGACGCCGGGTCCACGAATTTGATTCCCCGAAGCGTAATCGTTGCAACGGTGCCCTGAAAATCCCACAGGTTCGAGGTCGCAGTCAGGCCATCGATAATGACCAGGTCACTGCCATGTTGCTGGATGATGACGTTGCTCTTGCCGCCGAGCGATAGAGCGGTATTGCCTGCGCCAGAATAGGTCCCAGCGAAAACATCCATCGTGTCACCATTTGCCATAACGGCCCAAGCCGCCGCAATGGTGGTGTAGAGTTTTCCTGGCCCACACTCAACGATGGCCATCAGATGCCCTCTCAGACGGTTCGAACAAGACTCACGCCTCCAACCAGGCCGATATCGTTTGCATCTGCTCCCGCAGTCAATTCAACGCGCACCTCGTAAACCTTCGCAGTCGTCTTCAGGTCGCCCGCGTTCACGTCAGGCACCATCGCAGATGAGTCGAATTTAGTGGGCGTCGCAGTGTTGGTGCACGTCAGCAACGAGTCACCCACCGCTTCGCCATCTGTCACATTGTAGAGTTGAACAGTCATGGTCACGACAGCGGTCGGCCCCGTCGCAGACAACACTGCACGCAGAGTAAACTGCGCTCCTGCAGGATGCTCTGTCGGGTCCAGATAGAATTGCGCCTGCGCCAAAGGCCCGGGCGAGGCACCATCAACCTGGTGCGAGTCTGTTAACTGGATGAGCCATGGCTCAGTGCGACCTGTCAACTCATCAATTGCAGACTGCACCACCGTCGCAGTCAAACCGGACGTCGCATTGTCGTAGTCGATTGCAGTGGCAGGATGGGCTGACGCCAGGCTGCGGTCTGGCAGCACACTATGAGACGGGATTGAAGACGCCACGAGCGCTTGGCTGGCCTTGCTCCCCACCAGATAACTCACCGCGTGGATGCGAACCTTCCCATGCGTGCCATATGCCGCAGCAGCATAGAAGGTCACGCGAACCGTTGCGACGAATTCACTCGCCAGAGTCGTCAGGTCACCCAGATTCAACGACCGGAAATCCTCGGCAGCAGCAGCGTTCGCGCTGTTGTACTCGTACTGAGGCTGCAGCCACCACACACGATGTTTCTGTGATTCGGCATCCGCGCTGGCCGGGAACATGATGGCATAGACGTTGTAGTATTTGTTCGTTGCACCTTCGACCTCAGAAAATGCTACTCCGCTCCATGGGTTGTAATGGATGTACGTGCCTGCCGGTCGCCGATGGATGTAGGCAGACGCGACGTCAAACGCAGCCAGACCAACACCAGTAAACTTGACCGTGGTGTATGTCCCTTGAATCCACGCGCTCAAAATAGAAACCAGGTCCTCGTCGTGGATGGTGCAGGCATCCACTCCTGGTGTGTTATCCGCATCAACCGGCACCGCCGGCTGCACATTGAATGTCCCAGCAGTCAGCAATCCACCCGTCGATTTAAAGGTCCCGATCTGGCGATGCATGACTTCATGAGCAGGCCAAGGCAACGAGCATCCATGGCATTCGCGTTGTGCAAAAGAGACTCCGGCCGGATCATTGTAGTTGACGTACGCAATCTGAAATTCATCAAATGTCCAAGATGATGGGGACCAGACCAGAACAGCACTCCCAGTGATCGTAGACATGGTCAGGTAGTATCTGCCATTCACCGCGGCATGTCCGCTACTCACCCATGGCGATGGCTTAGTCCAGACCACCCCATTGACCATCATCTGCACGACGCCTCCAACCTGGGTGATCGTGATGGTCCTCGCTCCCGAGTCATACGTGATTGTGGTTGTCGCCGGGCTCACGAAGCCTGTCGGGTCCTTCGTGACAGCTCGTTCAACAGCAACAGAATCAAGCACGCCCGCAGACTCGAACCCCATTACACCTGTCGAATTGCGCCAAGCCAATACAGCTCCATCGGCGCAAGCGGCATCATCCAGCATGCAGGCCAAGACTTTCTCTGCCATTTTCTGGTACCAGAGTTCGCCTTGCGTGCGAATCTGTGCCTCGGTCATCCCCATGCCGAACAGATGAGCCTCCAGCATTCGTGCTACGATGTTGTCGGAAGGCTTCGTCGGAGGAGGCATCTATTCTATTGCTCCTGGTTGCTTGCTGCCTGGGGTTGCTGAGGTTCTAGCACCTGCGCCTCTTCATCTGCTTCTGTCTCTTGGCCGTCTGGTGGCTCTGGCATCGGCTGCTGAGGTTGCTGCTGCCGTGCCTCCTCATTGATTTCGGGCAGGTCACCGATTCTGCGAAGGTGCCGTTCCAGGTCCGGGTCCGGCTGCAGGATCCCTGCGCCGGCAAGTTTGACGACATAGTCTGCGATGGCGGTCAGATCCTGCTTCTCGATATCGCTATGCCGAAACTGCGGCAGGTCCTTGTCTGCCATGCCGTTGAGCGCGAACAGCCGAGGGACCTCGATGCGGTTCAGCGTCTGCTCGATGACGTCGAGCCAGGCGCCAAGCGCTGTCGCAAAAACTGCCGTCTTGCTGTCTGCCAACGCGAACGATCCAACCTGCTGATGACCGATCAGGATGAAATCGGCCAGCATTGTTATCGCGATGGCCTGGTTGTAGCGCCCGATGATCTCAGTCATATTGACTTGTCGTCGGCCCCCGGTCGACAGCAGTTCCAGTGTCATTCGCCGATTGCCCTTCTCGTCTCTGATATCGGGCAGCACAACACTGCCCTGTCGGTCGTTGCGCAGGCGCTTGGCGATCATATGCAACTCTGCGAGCATCGCCTTCTCTTTGTCTGTTGCGTCATTCCGAAATATCTGCTCGGGTGCGTAGATAATGGGCAGGCCGGCCAGGTCACGTTCGACGCCGATGGCCTCGATCTCCTCGAGGCGCTTCTTAAAGTACCACGGTCTGTACGCGTTACGAATGGCGCTCGCTCCCTCCGGGTTCCCCTTCGCAGCAGTCGTGCGGAAGTTGAGGCACTTGCCCATCGGCAAGCGGACCTCTTTAAACGTCGGTGGCCCCATCTGGATCGCAGCGAGCAAGTCGCCCGTCTCGTCGTTGAACTCCCAACGAGGTATCGTCTCGGCCGAGCGGAAGCCGAACTTGCGCCAGATGAAATTGCCGTCTTCCCTGATTTTGTAGACGACCTCAAACAGCGAGTAGCCGTGAACGAGCATTGCCATGATCTGGCTGATGAACTCTGACCAGGTGTGTTCCATGCCGTCCATGCACCCGGTCAGAAAATCGGCAGCTTCCCCGCCCTCGACAGTTCCAGGCTCGACCGTCCATTGGACGTTCCGTGTCAGCTTATCGACTGCGAACAAGATAGCACCAACGACCGAGTCGTTTTTCGACATCTCTGCATAGATTTTATGTCGGCGATCACCTTTGAGGTCTGGTACAAATTCCTCATCGATGTACCCGCCGTACTGATTGAGGCCGGTGTAGCCCAGCTCGACGCGCGCATTACCCTTCGTTAGTTCATCGCCCATGTTATACGCTCCATCGGCCAGACTGAATCAATGCATCGCTGCCCAGCATGATACCCTCAAGTGATGATCCTTGTCTAGCTTCCTCCTCGCGAGCCATATTCCTGGCGATGTAACTGGCCATGAGAAGATCGCCGGTGTGTGCCCCGATCTGGAACGACAACATTTCGTCAATCCACTTGCGGAGGACGTCATTCGCCGGCTGCCCTTCTGCCGTCGCAGGAATAATCCACTTTCCGTTCTGCAGTTCGAGGCCGATGCTCTCGACTCCTGTTGCAGGATCCCACTTGTTCGACGTCGTGGACCGCCCAACGATTGGGATGGCAGTCTCGTTGACCACTTCCTGCCGCAGCCAATCCTGCGTGCCGTTGTCCTCGACCGCAATCTTGCAGGCGTACTGAGCGTAGTACACCTTGATTCGTTCCTTGAGCTCAGGCGATGTCATCCGAGCAGCGAAGCAGTCAACAACCTGCCGGTCGCCGTTCGGATAAATGGCAATCACGAAGAACGCAGAGAAGTCGCCTCGTCCCTCCCGCTTCTTTTTCCCTCCAGCCGGGTCCAGGCCGCAGATGACGAAGCGAACACCTGGCGGGACCTCCCCCAGTCGCACGCCTCGACCGCGCAACAGGGCCTGCTGAATCCACTCATACTTGATGCGCCTGAACTCATCGGACATGATGATGTTGCGCATCGTTCGAGCGAACTCAATCGGGCCCGGGTCGAACTGATGCATGTGCCGTAGCAGTGCTTCGTCGTACTTCGCCGGCCAGAGGATGTTTTTGAAGTTCTCGTCACATGCCTCGTACCGAACCAACTTGAACCCGTGCTTTGCTGCGAGCGCATGTCCAATGTCGTCCTCGTGCCACGATGTCTGGATGACGATAATCTTCCCTCGGCCGTCGAATCGAGAGATCAACGTGCTCGTAATCCACTTGAGCGCCTTCTCTCGTTGCGCCGAGGTCCACGTATTCTCCATGTCGCACGGATCGTCGACAACTGCCCAGTCGAGTCGAGAGCCGAGGATGGCACCATGAATTCCAACTGCCTGGATCGTCGGATCCTTCCCTGGGATCTGGCGCTCGACGATGAAGCCCTTATCGCTGTCCAGCGGCCAGTAGTCCTTCCGTGCCTCCATGCGGACATGCGGAAAGACCGCGTGGTACGCCTCATTGACTCTGATGTCCTGCGCCACCAGCCGCATACGGTTCGTGGCCTGGTTGTCGGTATTCGAGACAATGGCCCCAGTCATGTTAGGATTCTCTGCGATCTTCCGCAGCACCCAAGACCGTGAGATTTGTTCTGATTTGCCGTGGCCTGCTGGAGCGAGAATCACGATGCGGTCGTGCCGCTTTATCAGCTCGTCCCATTCCTTCTGGAAGGCCTGCGTTTCCCACCGCCGCCCGTCTTTTGCCTTGAAGCACAGCCAGTTGAAGGTGGCGAGGTCCCCCGCCCTGGCCTCGGCGACCAGCAGTGCAGCAGCGATCTCGCGTTCAGCATCGCCCATGCCTACTCCAGCCGTTTGGGTGTACCGCTCGTCTGCATGACCCAGCGCTCGATGCAGACTGCCACGTAGCCCGGGCTCAGTTCGATGGCCCGGCACTTCCGGTCCAGGTGCTCGCACGCACAAATGGTCGAGCCGGATCCGGCGAACGGCTCATAGACGATATCGCCCTTCTGCGTGCTGTTCTGCAGGCACCGTTCGATGAGCGCGACCGGCTTCGCGATGATTGGATTCAGAAATCCGAATCGCTCAATCGACCGTTGGATAGCCTGGATGCTGGCCATGGGATGCTTGCGTGCGTTGCGGGGGTTCGGGTGCAGCCAAGTCAACGGTTGCCGCTCGACCCTGATATCCTGCCTGCTCATTGTACCTCCTCAGGTTTGGGCTTCTTTTCCTGCTCGCCACGTATGCGGGCGACGAGCGCCTCCATACGTTCTGCCAGGTCCTCGGGCTTGACATCGCCGAGCAGCTTGCCCATGTCGGTGTCGACATGTCCCGAGTGCTCGACCTTGACGTGATTGACGCCGCTCCAGTCGGCACGCCGTCGNTTGACGAGCCAAAAGACAATCGCGTTCTGGTTACCCGATACNGCCTGGTNGAAGAGNGCCTTAACGACCGACCNCACGCCCTTGCTTCTGCTGTCCTCGATNCGCTCCCGCAGGTCGGGCCGGCGCTTGAGCACGCCATCCCACCGGCCACGAGTGATTCCNATGCACCGATGGATGTCTGCATCTGAACAGCCNACCGCCGCCATNCCCTCNATGACGCGCATGGGCACCCGGACCGGCACGCCGTCGACCTCGACCTCGAGCGTATCCTCGCTGCCCGGGTCAGGAGGTTTCTCTGTTGCCTCGGCTCGAGGCGGCTCGACCTTGGGTGCTGCCTGCTCGACTGGCTTCGGTGCTGCAACCTTCGGCAGGTCATCATCCGAGTCGAAGATTGCCGGGTCAAACGACCGCTCGTCTCTACGCTTGGTCGGCTTCGCCATTGGGCTCCTCCTCCAGTGTTGGCTGGATCCCCGTCTGCTGATACCACCGTTCGAGGGAGACAGCCACATATGCGGGCGACAACTCGATGCCTCGACATTGTCTGCCCAGCTCCTCGCAGACGACCAGGGTCGTACCGGAGCCGAGAAAAGGATCATACACCACCTGGCCTCGCTCTATACTACCTCGTTCGAGAACCCATTTCCACACGTTGAGAGGTTTGGCGACCGGGTGCAGTTTCGATGAGGCTCCCTCCTGCAGCACCAATGCGTCGGGCCGAAGGCCCATGCCATGCGCCAGGAAGGGGTCTGCTCCATACGCCAGGATCGGCTGCCAACAGGTGAATCCCCAGGGACCTCGCCCGATGCCGGCCGGGCAGAACCATGCGAGGATCCAGTCCGCTCGAGGATAGAGCGACTGGTTCTTATTGCCAAGCGTGATCAGGCAGACCTTCGCCACCATGCGAGCAATCGGCAAGAAGTCACGCACCAGGACCTCGAGCGCCTCCTCCGTGTCCTGGTACTGGTCATATGCCAGATTGACCCCGTATGGAGGGTCTGTCAGGCACAGGTCTGCTTGCTCTCCTTGCATGAGCCGCCCGACAACGGTCGGGCTGGTGCAACTGCCGCAGACCACCCGATGCTTCCCGCAGACCCACAGTTGGCCATCGGCAGTTCCCCATTTCTTTTGCAATTCCTCCGCTGCCTGCGAGGGAGGCTCGGGCGCAGCAGGCGATGCGCCTGCGCCAGGGGTCCCCCACTCGATCTC